CATTGCTAAACTCAAGGGTATTGCTTTTAATTTCGAAATACGGAATAAAGCTCAAGTCGACCCTCTCTACGTTCATATTGCTGTTCTCGTACACAAGGCTAACGACAGGATCCCTCCGCTCACGGGAAACTTCTTCCGTTCATACGATAACGATAGATCTATTGATTTCGGCAACGGCCTCTCTGCTCTCCAGTTTCATAGTCTACCTATTAATAACGATCGTTACCAGATACTATGGCACAAAAAGTTGCGGATCAACTCCGAAACGACCACTGGACAGGAAGAAAGTGGAAGGAGCTACATGAATCTAAAGCGGTATATGAAGATAGGCCGACAAGTCAGATACGACAAGGGTATAACCGTAGATACCCCCCTGAAAGGGAACATATGGCTAGTGTGGTGGGCCGACCTGTGGCAACAACAGAGTGGAGCGGGCCCGGCGACGGACGTCTTACGACTGAGTCAAAACCATCGGTTATTCTGGAATGAACCATCTAATTGGTAGCTAAGAGCCAACCTCAATCCCCACCCTTCGAGACGGAGATGCATTCGCCCCTGATTCTCAGCCAGGATTGGTTAGCTATATAGATAAATTAGTTACGATGATATACGATTTAGTGTGGCGTGGCCCCGGCGGTGCCGCTGGACGGGGACCCCTATTTTCGCTACTCTAACCGCTGACGCTCACGGCTTACGCGAAAAATCCCCGTACTGCGGAGCGTGTTTAGTTTTATAGAGTAACTATCTTAAAGCGATCATTCGTCAGCTTAGTTTCGTCCGGAGGTTCGTTAGTGAACACAATGACATGAAGCCAATGTTCAAGTATTTTTACGCAAGAGTCGTACTTCGGAGACATAATCATTCGATCCTTAAGTGACTCTAGAACTGAATACTGCAAGAACTCCATAGATCCTCTTGGAACACACATGAAAAAAACGCGTTTAGAAGCGTCGATAATATGTGCAATGTCGTCACGTTTTCCAACAGATAACATCTGTGCATCCGTATGTTTCGTTAAATAATTCTGCACAAAAAAAGTCTTACCAGCAGCACCGTCAACGTCGACAAAGAATTCTACAGTACGATCATCGGCTGGATTTTCTAGACGATCCTCTAGTTCTTGTTGCCAGCCACGAAGAACAATGGGTCCTTCTCTAAGTTGTGGAACAGGGGCCACGACTCGAGCATATCGCAACAGTCCTCGATGATGGAAGATGTATGCGGAGGGGTGTGCTTGAGCAACTTCACGTTCGCTTGGAGCACGTCCGTTGTCCGAGATGTATTCGTCAATGAACCTTTGAGCTTCTTGGACGGCACTTGTATTTCCTCGTGCAACAGTTGGGAGTTCACCATGGCGTTCGGCGTCGCCTTCCTTTTCACAGTACGTAATGTTCTGCTGGGCGGATCCCCGGGCAACAATCCAATGGGCGCGGTCATTAATTTCTCGCTTGAGGAACTGAAGGGACTTGCGGTCACTGAAACGGATATATCCTTGGAGATGGGGCGTGAGAGTTGTGGGAGCAACTTCTCTCCCGAAAACGACAAACTTGCACCATGGGAGAGCGGCAAGGTCACGGAAAGATTGTTGTTCATCATCGTCGTAATGATTCAACGTGAAACACCAGTTCTTTGCACCGTTAGGCATTTTGAGATTTATGAGGCCAAAAGGCTTTTACGGCTAAGGGTAATACTATACCTTAGCCTACTGATTCCTCTCTCGTAGAGTTCACATAAAAGGAATTGGTACATAATGTACGGAGCAATGGTACGTAGAGCGCCCGGCGCGCTGGTACAATTTCGAAATAGCGCGGCGTGGCGCCGGCGAGCATGGGCAGCGGGCAAGGTTTACCGGTTTATTCGAAAACATAGGAAACCGTTGAAGCGCGCCGCGCGTGCAGGTTTGAAATATGCGCGCGCAGCCAAACGCGCTCGTTTTTCAAAATCGAACATAGGAGAACGCATTGGCACGAGTAATTCAAAAACCACGACTCAATTGAATGCATTGGCGGATTACGACACAAGAACACTTTACATCGAAAACCTCACAAAATTATTGAAGAGCGATAGTGGAGACGCTGAAGTCGACGAACGTGACAGATTCATTGCTAAACTCAAGGGTATTGCTTTTAATTTCGAAATACGGAATAAAGCTCAAGTCGACCCTCTCTACGTTCATATTGCTGTTCTCGTACACAAGGCTAACGACAGGATCCCTCCGCTCACGGGAAACTTCTTCCGTTC